CTCCGCTTCCGCAGATTCGCGGGCGGCAGACTCGGTTCGGATTCGGGCGAGTAACGATAGCGCCGTGGGCGGGCCAAAGGCGGCGATGTGCCTTCCGTTTCCGTTGAACTCATCCATATCAGCACCATCAGGTGCGACATTTACAACAAACGAATTATCACGTTTTAGGAAACTATCGCCGTATTTGTCGGGTTTATAATATCTAGGTGAAAGGCATTCGTTTTCTCCGATGTGAACATGCGGGTATCGTCCTACCTTATGGCATGATACCCATTCACATTGACTGGCCGCCTTCGCGATCCGTTCCAGTTCGGCCACCTGTGCGTCGGTGGCGGGTGGTGTGTCATTTGGCATGAGTTTCCTCCATCAGTTCCTTTTGATATACTCGCCTTACTTCCAAGTTACCCTTACCATCCAATACCGCCTGAGTAGTTACGGGATATTGCATCACCCAATTGGCGAAACAGTCGTCATCACAGAACGGAATGAGATGCCACATCTTGTAATCCATCGTTTCCTTGTTACAAAATCTACAGCGTAGTAACGACCTCATGGTTTTTCCCCCTCCCCCATCGCCCGTACTGCGGCGGCGAGACGGTCAACAGAATTGTGGTAGGCAATCTGTAGTCTTTCGGACTCTCTGAGATAAGAACCCCATTTCATAGCGCCCTGACCTTTCACTACATGCTTATCCCATGCATCTCTCTTATCATCCCAATCTTTGACGGCTTGCAGTAATTCTGCCACCGCTTCTCCGCCACTGGCCGCTGGGGACGGGGCGCAAGCCGCTATGATACTGGCGATATTATCTGCCGTTCCACCACCTGTAATGTTTATGTATTGGGCGATTTGTTTCGCGGCGGCTAATGCCCACTCCGGCACAGGAACATTCGCATCGTGTTCGGCGTCGTCGGGGCGGCTAGGGCGTGGCATGGGACACCTCGGTTTCGATTCGTTGAGCGGTAAAGAAAAACTTCCATTCGCCACTAACGACATTAATAGCCATGTTCTCTACGTCCTGAAACTCAATACTATGTTCGGCAAGAAACGAACGGATAGCGTCTTGGTTGGCGTTCCATTCGGCATCCTGGATACGCTTCTTTTCTAGGTCGCGTGCTTGCGATTCTTTGTTCCATTCCGAGCGCACGCGGTGATATTCCTCCAATACTTTCTGGAAGTCGTCGCGTGTTTTAGCGCAGCGCGAACAAAGTTTATCGGCTTCCGATGGCAAAGGAATTAGGTCGCGTGAAAACGTAGACCAATAACGAACAACGCGCCCGCAACGGGACACCCCCATCTCGACATCCTTTTTGTATCCTCGGTCATAGTAATCGCCAATGCGATCAACGATATGGAATGTCTCGATGTATTGGTTGGGTGTTTCGCTTTTTACGGTCTGAATCAGGGGTAGTTCTCTGTTTCGGATATTCTTTAGGTCGGATGTTTTGATAGGTGCGCTCATTTCGTTTTCCCTTTCGTGTACTTATTATATTCCTAGTTGACAAATATTGTCAAGCACGAGTATAATATGAACATGACCGAAACGAAAGAAACAACTACCAGATGGAAGTCCTTTAGTATAACCGACGCGGAACTGGCGCTATTGCCGGAACTTCGCAAGGCGTACAAGTGCGCGAATGACAGTCATCTATTCCGTGAACTTATTGCCGATGCGAAGCGCCGATTAGACAAGCGCAAGGACAAGCTGAAGGCTATCCGCATCGCCAAGAAAGCAGGACTCGCCCAATGACCACATTTATAAAGATTTCAGAACAGGAAGTAGTAAATATGAACCACATCATCCGAGCCGAAGCACTCAAGGATGGTGATATTCGTCTGGTTATGAACGAAGGCGCCCCCGATGGCATTATTGGTTTCACTCGCAATGTAACGGGTGTGTACGCCGTTTACCTGATGGGAGTGATGTTTGTTAATGCCATTGGGCCAAAGGTTGAGCCGAATGACCCAGCCTAACCTCACCCCGCACGACCTCATCGAACGCGCCATTATCGCGGCTTCGGACATTGACGCCGAGCGCCGGAACGCTTTGAGCGTGTGTCGGCAGTTGTGGAGCGCACTGGACGCCGACACGAACGCAGACGGCAAGTATGATAGTCCGGCGGTGGAACGGTATCGGCGGGCAGTGATGATTGGAGATAATCATGTACGAAAATCATAATGTAAGTGAACTACTCGGTAAAACCTGTGTCAGCGTTGAGCAACTGGGAAACGATGAAATTGTTTTCACGCTGGACAATGGCGAGATATACAAGCTCTATCACTCGCAGGATTGTTGCGAGTCGGTGAGTATTGATGATGTGGTTGGGGAATTGTCGGACTTAGTGGGCAAGCCCCTATTGATGGCCGAGGAAGTTTCGGATGAAACCAACCCCGGCGCTCGTGATACTTACGATGAGAGTTTCACTTGGACGTTCTACAAGTTCGCCACTATCAACGGGTATGTAACAATCAAGTGGTACGGGACTTCTAACGGTTACTATTCTGAGTCGGTTGACTTCGACAAGGTGACCCCATGACCCCCGCCCACCGCGACCCACTTGCGGCAACGCCGAAGCCCGTAAAGCTAACACCGCTCCAGCAAGAGGCACTAAACGAGTTGGATAAGCCCGATAACAAAGCGCACTTTTCACCATACATGGGTAGATTTGGCGGGGCTTACTGGTTTATCTCAAGTAACTTCAAGCGATGTACGAAGCAGATTGAAGTCCTTATCCGGGTTGGATACCTGAAAGAAAACAGGGGCAACGGATATAACAAAATCACCGCAACCATCACCGAGGAAGGACGCAAGCATGTCACAAAATGAATCGGCTACCCGCATCGCCCAACTCGAAGCGCAACTGGCGGCGGCAACTTCCTTACGGGATACCGCCGAGGAGCATCGCGACCACTATGACGGCAGGGTTGCTACTGGCATAGCTTCCAATCCAATCACGATTGAATATTGGCGAGGTCGCCGTGATGAGGCCGGTTATTTTCGTGACCAGTTGGACAAGGTTATCGACTCCGCCCCTGCCGCCGTGGGCGAACAAGACAACTACGCCGAAGCGGTTGCCTTTCACCCCCGCGCCATGAAGTTGATTGGGAAGCGAAAGAACTTTATCGTCATTGCCGATGATGAGCCTTACTACTTCGACGCCTACCGAATGATACGGCGATGCGAGGTAGAGAAAGGCACTTGGACGCCAGAAGATGAACAGATATTCAAGGACACATTCCCGCGCCAATTCTGGGAAATGGAGCATGACGATATTATGCTGGCGAGGCCATTCGACCCGCCTACCACCCTGGCAGACAGGAAACGATAGACGATGGAATATTGGACGGACGACGTTAATGGAATCGTAATCGGTGAGCAGGCACATCCGTACCACTTTTATACGCTTCCCAACCAAGACCCGAATGGAGTAGTGTCATTTATAACAAAGCGGTGGTTTGAATACGACTCGGAGGCGATTGAATGGTTCAAGGAAAATTACCCGAAGGAATATAAACTAGGAGCAGAGATGCGCGTGTACGACTAGCCGCACCCGCTTGCGGGAACGAACGACGAAAGGATTGACGATGACAGAACAAACAGTAGTAGACCTTGATGATTTAGTAGGTGAACACAAGTTGAGCGGCGTTGATATGCTTGACGAAAAAGGCGAATACGGTAGCGCGGCAGTAATAAACTTCGTGCTTGATGGCAAGACACACACCGCCGTTGAAGACCCCGATGATGGATACCGTTCGGCTCTGGATAAGGTGTTCGTCAGCGACAAGAAAGTCGTAAATATGTTCAAGCCCGTCAAGGTGTTGGGTGTTCGCAAGACCGGACACGATGACACAATACAATTCCTTGATAGCAAAAACGGAAAACTTATCCTTGAGGTTGGTACGGATAACAACGATGATTATTACCCTTCGTTTGTAGGGAATTGGACGCCCGAAAATATGGCAGTGAATGAGGATAAGGCAAAGTAACCGCCCCCCGATGGCGAACACGTAACGGGAAACACGGACGACAACAAGGAATAGGATATGACACAACAACTCGTAAAAGCAAACACAACCGTACAGGCATTTGGCACTAGCGACGAAGTGAACGCGCTGGATAAGCGGCTCAAGGTGATGCTTCCCGGCGCAGACAAACTCAATCAGGGGCAACGGCTGGCGCTGGCACAGGCGGCGATTGCCCACGGGCTTGACCCGTTCAATGGCGAGATTTGGATGATACCGGGGCGCGGCCTAATGGTGGGTGTCAAAGGCCTCCGTAAAAAGGCTCACCAACAAGTCAAGGGGAACTACTGGATTGACTTCCGGTTTATCGACAGCGAAGCAGAACGGGCACAACTCCGTATCCCTACGGGCGCTCTGGCCTATGAAGCCCGACTGTTTGACACCGAGAACATCACCACCTACACCACGGCAGTAGGCAGCCTGACTAAAGCCGGTATCCCGTGGGAGGCCGTGGAGCGCATGGTGGGCAGTAAGCCCTACACAAGCGGCATAGGTGTCCTTGCGCCGGGCGAACAAACCAAGATGCAGCCGATGCAATGCGCCATGAAGCGGGCTGAGGCCGACGCAATCAAGCGCCGCTTTGATGTGCCCTTTGGCATGGAAGTTATTGACGATGACCAGCTTCCAGACGTTGTACCGGGCGATTTCGTGGTGGTAGACGAGCCAAAGCAGCCACATGCTACAGAAACCGCGCAGGGCGTCACTGAGGCCGAATACAAGCCCGACCCCGCCGTGATTGAGAAAGAACACGCTGAACGGCTGGCAAAGCGCAAGGCTGAGGCGCAATCACTGTTTCAGGAATAACCCGCTCCCCGCAGGCCGAGACGGGAAACGAACACAGACGAAAGGGAACTATGGGACTAGATACTACACATGACGCATGGCATGGGGCATACTCAGCCTTCCACCGATGGCGCAAGGAATTGGCGCGGGTAGCGGGGCTTCCACCACTAGAACTCATGGAAGGGTTTTACAGTAACGGTGGTGACGGCGATCCCTTTTGGGCAACAAGCCGACTAAGCGATTTAGAGCAGTGGAGAATTAAACAGCTTAGAGAGGCATTGCCTATAAAGTGGGAGTCTCTGAAACCCGACCCGCTCCATGAACTGCTGTATCACTCTGACTGCGACGGTGAAATTCCGTGGCAGAACTGCAAGGCCATTGCTAAGCGCCTAAAGGAACTAATACCGCTCCTGCCTAAAGAACCTGATTCCGGTCACATTGGTACATGGTCTGAAAAAACCCAACAGTTCGCAGATGGTCTAATGCGGGCTTATAAGGCCAAAAAGAACTTGGGTTTTCACTAGAAACAACCCCGCCCCCGTTCCCCGCTCACCTGGGCGGGACGGGCGGCGGGGGAATAGGAAAGGGAATGACAATGGAAATCAAACAAGACGGCAACAAGGTAGTAGTAACACTCTCGGTAAAACTGGCGTACACGAATTACAATTTCCCATTCTCGTATGACTGTGGGGCGGAGTGGATCGCCAAGATGTTGTCACAGGAATTACGGGTGATGGCAAGCGACAACCTGGCTCTGGTTCGCAAGAAGGCGTACCTGCAAGGCGTAGACGACAAGAAGAAGCGCAAGACGCTGGCGAACTGGTTTACCGGCGCATGGGCTGACTAGCCCCCCGCGTCCGAAATCGGGTAGGGGCTTGCGCTCGGTGGGGGTTGACACGGGGGCAGCGGATGCGGTAATATAATCACAGTTCGATGCAGTCACAAAAAGAACCGCCCCGGCATGGCAACCGGCAAGCGATGGAGCATAGCAACCTAGAAACCTTAAATGGTTTTGTACAGGCGGTCTACTCACACCTTGCTATGCTCCAGTGATTGGCCGCCAGCCAGCCGCCTGTACAAAGTTATTTAGGGTTTTTTGTTTTTACACGAGTAGGCAAGTGGCAAGCTAAAGATGACGTTTTCCAGATAGGTATAGTCTGGGTCATCACTACCGATGGTTCGACTCCATCCTCGTGTACTACAGGCCAATCACAAGTTTCCAGAGCAGCGGGCAGGATATGACCGGAAGTCCCGCGCTGATGATACTAAACTCAAGTGCGAGGCCGTGGCGCAGGCGCTATGCTGGACACCTGAGAGGTATGCAAGCAAATCCGCCGACCCAGATTCAACTCTTGAGAGACTCCCTGTCCGGTGGGCAACGCCGAGAGGCAATGCCAGTAGTAGGGCATACGATGCAGAGCGGTAAAGACCGACCTGGGCGCATCTGTTACGGAACAGTAAAGCATCGTGTGAGCGGCGGCTAGAACGTTTGCCAGAAACGATACTGGCAAGCAGGCGGACAGTAAGCCAATACACTGTACGATATACGCATGTCACCTGTTTATCTATGGATTCTCCTGCTCCCTAAGGGGAGAATCCAGCACACACCGAAACCGCATTATCACCTGCGGTCATCTCTCACAAGCGATTTACCCCTGCCGGACAGGACGCCTTATAAGACACTGACGAACACACGAAGGCGGCTAAGATGAGATACCCCGTCACCCGAAATACTGATCTAAAGTACAGGTTACAAGCATGGGCGTTCCTGCTATTGTAAGTGTGCTGCCGTTCCCGTCCAACAGTGGCGACATTGCGAAATGGATAAGAGCGGCGGCAATTCAATACAACCACGAAGGACACGACATGAAAAGAACAAACCCCCTCATTACAGACTGGACGATACGAAAGTCGCTTGCCCAGGCATTGAATTTTTGTCGCCATGAAGGCGGCCTGTCCATCGGCAGCCCGACCAGTTATGGCCGCCCAGAGGCTAAGGCGCGTCGGACATGGGCGAAACGCGCCGCCAGAGCAACCGCCCTGACGATTCAATACAACGAGCGCGAGGGCGACCTTCATTTAGGCGAGAAACCGGAAAACGCTGATGAAGGATTTGACTGGGAGTAAATTTTTCAATGAAAGCAAACTTTTATACCTGGCTAGCCCATGATACGGCGGCCAAAATACTTTCAACTCTATACGCAGACTCAAAGATAGGAAATTATATTGACGAGGAATGGAATGATGAAGTTGTGAAACAGGTAGAGGAGGGTATCAAGGAAATAATAGACTTCCATGTTTCCAAGAGCAGGCAGATAAATCACACGAAATGGGGAAATCACCAATGAGCCGCAAAGTCGTTTTTGAATTTGATAAATTAGGTCTTGACCGCTGCACCTGCGGGATAGGCGAGACGGCAAGAGTCATGTCGATGAACCATGCGTCCAATTGCCCGGTACGCCGAAAGTATGAAGAATGGGGCGCAATGTCGAGTATTTCGGATGTAAATTGGTTGGATATGTTAGAGCCTTTACATGATTATGAAGCAGAATACGACGCCCGTTTGATTGCCGAGAGTATGAGGATTTTCAAGACAATAATTGATAATGACGGCGAATTACTGCGGGGTAAACCGGATGTTGATTGCCAAACCTGTGGCGAACGCCCTGCACTAGAGAATACCCAGATATGCCCCGAATGTTATTTGAAAGCCGTAAATGAATTGAAACCGTTGACGCAAAACGAACTGAATATACTGGAAGCCGACTTTTTCAATGAGCCGCGCCCGACAGAACTTACTTATGCCGATGCTCGCAATCAAGAGCGGGTGGATAAGATTGAGAAGCTGAGAAAGGCGATGCTGCCATGACCGCCGCGCAACCCTTCCGGCATCCGAAACGGGAAACGATACGGGGGATACTGAAACAATACATTCAGGGCGACATTGAGGTCTGCTTAGGGGAGATTGAATCAGCCTTAGCGCCAAAGAAGAAGGGAGCCGCAGATGGAGAAGCAAAAGAAACTCAAGCCAATAATTTATATCCCATTGCCGAAGCGCTGGCCTATGTTTGTAAAATGGACATCACCCTCAATCGGGGTCGTCTATTCCGAGAAGCCAAAGCCCTGGCGCTGGCCGGAGCGACCCCTGAGACGATAAAGGCCAACTACAACGGTGACCCTAAAGCGTTCTGGCGGGCAAGTGACTGGCGCGGCCAGAAGGGGCAGCCACCCAAGCCGGAGAATGTGCGCGAGACGTGGGGCCAGTGGAATACAATCGGGCAGGTGGTTGGCAGTGGCAACAAGGGGTTTGATACCGTGGTGAACATGCTGAGGCAGATGGAGGCCAACAATGGCGACTCGTGAAAGTATTATCAAGTGTATCGGCCTTCTGTCATTGGCCTATCCCCATTATCAGGATAAGGTCAATGAGCCGATGGTGAATTTGTACGTGCGGATGCTGTCTGACCTTGAGGATGAAAGCCTGCAACTGGCCGCCGAGCATTGTATCGTCAACGGCAAGTTTTTTCCCTCCATCGCAGAGTTACGCGAGGCGGCAGCCCGAATTGAGACGGGCGCGGATATATTGCCATCAGCTACCGAAGCCTGGGGCGAGTTTTGCAAGATTACGCGGCGGTTGGGTTACTTTGAGATACCCGTATTCGATAACCCCATCACGGCAAAGGTGGCGCAGGCGTTAGGCTGGAAACAGTTGGTCGAGCATGACAACGAGTCGGTGGCACAGGCGCAGTTCCGGCGCTTGTATGAGGACTACCAGAAGCGCGGCCTGAATGACGTAATCAAGACACCGGCGCTCAAGTCGGCAGAGGGTCGGGCGCTGGAAATGATGGGCGGTGTGGTCAAGCAGATAGGAAACGGCAAATGACCGCAAACATACTCAACATTTTAGGAAAGATAACGACAGCCACCATCACCGGCGAACCGTTCACTATGACACCGGATGAGGCCACGGCACTACAGGCCATGATTGACAACCTGATTGACCAGAGCGAACGCAAGCCGCCCGTGGTGAGTGCGCAGGACTGGACGCTGTTCAACAACACCCAAACGGTCAGTGAGAACTAATCGTAATCCGCAGCCGCCGAGCGGGGCGGGAGAGAAGGAAAGGTGAATGATGACAATCAACATGACACCCATTAAGCAATTACCGGATACATCCGATGTGGATGCTCCGGCAGAACGCGATTTTAGAAATATAGTGCGAACCTACAGGCCGATTGGATTCGGGCGCATGGCACAGATTATCAGCGAAGAATGGCGGCGTTACAGCCCACGTAGCGGTGGATTGTTATTCGTCTGCCCAAAGTGTGACGAACTGTATATTTACGATTGGCGAATTACGGTCAAAAAATACATCAAGGAGTTTTTCGGAAAATGAATAAGAACCTCCTCGCCGTCGTCCTCGCCGTGGCGAACGGGGCACGGACGCATAGGGCGATTTGTGAGGCCACCGGTATCAAGAGTCTGGCGACGACGCGGTGGTGGCTCGTGAGGGCGAAGGCGCAAGGGCTGGTTGACTTTGACCTGGACAAGGCCAGTACGATACGGAGAGGCGAATTGCTTGCCACATGGCGCGACAAGGGCGAAACGAAAGTCGGTATCGTCACGGTCATACAGGATTTGACGTAACCCGCCCACCCGCCTTCGGGCGGGAACGGTAACGGACGGGGACGATGGAGGATAGGATGATGACACTACACGACGACAACGATGATGATATTTTCCATGATGACGGATTGCCGCGCAAGATGAATCCTAAACAAATGGGAGAAGCGGCGCAATGGCAATTCCGAAATGAAACGCTGGCGAGTGTTGGGTTGTGCATTAATGGATGTGGCAGGAAAGTATTTGACAGGCCGGGCGCTCGATTGTGCGGTGAGTGTTTCCTGAAAACACTGGACGTAATGATGTACGAGGCGGATAAGGATGCCGACGAATGAGCGACATGCCCACTGACCCCGTTGCACCGTACCAGTCGGAGGAACGAAGATGACATACCCGAATCAGGATGATGAAGTTAGGAAACTAGATAACCAGTTAGGCGCAGCACGAGATATTATCCTTGAGGATAGCCGCCATAAGTGGGAACTCATTCGCGAGATTGAATCGCTCCGTACCCGCCTCGCTTCCGCACAGCGGGAAGCGGCATTGTTCCATGCGAACAGTGATGCGTATATTGGGGCGATGAAGGAAAACGGGGAACTAAAAGACGTTCTCCGTGAAACCGAGGGTTATGCGCGATGGGCGCTTGGGTTGGTAGGGTCGGATGACCGCCATAATGCAATCCAAAAAATAGTTGACGATTTGACATCCGAACTTGCGAAGTCGGACATATTCTATGCTTACATGGCGGGCACAATTCCTATGCCGGATGACCCGCTGATTGATGGCATCGTCTCGCCATCGGGGAGAGAGGACGGGACGGGATGACAAACGTGATTCTTGAAAATGGGTTCTCCAATCCAGAGTCGGAAAAGTTGTATCATAAAAACTGGCCCGACGAACAAAATATCCGTAAACAGAAAGAGAATGGTGGTCAATGCGGAGCGTGTTCAAGTTTTGCGCCACTAAATCCTGATTGGGGGGTATGTTGTAGTCGTAAATCAAGGCATTTCAAAGAAACGGTGTTTGAACATTTTTCTTGTTCCGATTACAGGCAAGAGGGGTGGGGCGCTCATTCGTTCAAGGAAAGGTTTATGCCATGACACAACGAATACCCCCGATGGTGTTTGGAATGGCGGGATACCTCGCCGTTATTGTAATAGCGACGTTTCCTTTGTGGGTTGGTAGTGTTATGGCTCAATCCACCTGCCCTAGAATCGGCAATGTCTCTGTGCGCTACACCGTGGCGAATATTCGCGGTATTAGCGGGAATTGTGGTAGAATAAAAACGTCTAGGGAATTGAGGAGCATTTTGTTTTACCCATAAAGAGCCGCCTGTCCACGATGCTCCAAATTCCCTAGACAAGAATCTGGTAAAACGTGGACGGCGGCTTTTTGTGTGTAAACATGCCAAGAATATACAAAATACGACCAGTCAACGAGAGATTTTGGGAAAAAGTAAATAAAGAATCCTCCCAAGTATTTTTTGAAGGTACTCGTTGTTGGGAGTGGCAGGCTTTTAGTAACCGGGGATATGGAAGATTTAAGGCCTTTGGAAGGATGCACATTGCTCCTAGATTTAGTTATGAGATTGAGTTTGGAGAAATACCCGATGGATTGTGGGTACTCCATAAATGCGACAATCCCTCGTGTGTAAATCCCAAACACCTATTTTTGGGAACTAATCAAGAAAATACTAACGACAGACACTCAAAAGGGAGAAGTGCGAAGGGGGAGGGAAATGGAAACTCGATTCTTAGTGAGCAACAAGTAGTTAGGATTAGGTATTTACGGAAGAGCGGCAAGGCGACACTGTTATCGCTATCAAAAAAGTATAAAGTTAGTGTAACCACCATAAAGAATATAGTCTACAGGAAACAATGGAAATGGCTAGAATAATATATTTATTTTTCGGTTCCCTCGCTGTATTGACTGTAATATCGTTTGGATACATAACGCCTATAAATCAATGGGCGAATATAAGGGGAACGCCAGGTAACTTGGTATCAACTCCGATAGATCGTATAGGGCGCGGTACGAGTGTTCCTGTATGCGGCACTCAAGTTGTCAGGGAAGTGACTTGGTATGCTCTATGTTCTGGCGGCTATGTCAGCGGCGATGTGGTGGTTCTGGTGACGAATACGCCCACACTAACACCCACCCGTACCCCCACCGCAACCCGAACGCCGGTGGTGCAAGTGCCGACGCGGATTGCCACGACGCCAACGGTAGACGAAGTTGTAATCGTGACTATCAATGGCGTCGATTATTTTTGTGACCTTCCCTGTAGTTTCACACTGAGGCGACCATGACCCCGAAACAAACGGAACTGGTTCGGTTACTCTCGCAGGGAATGAGTTTGAAAGAAATATCAAAGCGGCAGGGAAAGAAGTACAGCGCCGTCAAGTGTCTGGCGTGGTTTTTGAAGCGGCGAGTCGGGCAGCCGTTGGCGGTGATTATTTATCGATACGAGGAAGGATTGAGACATGCCCCGTAAATCTACCAGTGACTATCCGTCTGACTGGAAAGACATCGCCCGAAAGTGTAAAGAAGATGCGGGCTGGAAGTGTATCCGTTGTGGGCACGAGCATAGCCCTAAGACCGGATACACCTTGACGGTATATCACCTTGACCTTTCCCCTGCAAACTGCCGATGGTGGAACCTAGCGGCCTTATGTCAGCGTTGCCACTTGCAAATTCAAAACAAGGTCGTGATGGAGCGAAAGTATTACGGACATCACACCGAATGGTTTAGGCCGTATGTCGCGGGTTACTACGCGTTTCACAATGGCATGTCAGATGAGAGGGATGTGGTTATGGCTATGATTGATGAGTTGATATTACTGGGTCAGGGCGGTATCAAGCAGGAGGCGTTATTGTGACCGATAAACTAACAGCGCAACAGTTCAACAAACAAATAGACGAAATCGGCCTAAGCCTGGATGAGAAGCGGTGGCGATTGGCGCGACTGGCATGGCAGGCAAAGCTGGAAAGCCTTGATAATTGGGCGTCCGTCATGGCGACTAATCGCTATGTTAAAAGAACCGAGCGCACCGTGAGAGAATGGGCACAGGTGGCAGAACTGGCCGACAGTCTGCCCCGTCGTTACAATGTGCCGTTCACGTTCTACACGCGGAGCCTGAGATACTTAGACCGCCTGCCCGTGGAGGTCATCATGGATGCACTAGAGCAATCCGAGCAAGACGAAACCACCACCGCCGAATCGTTCTCAACCTTCCTTCGCAACAAAGCTAACCCCATCACTCCTCCGCCGTTCAATTTATCCGACTGGCTTTCGGGTCAATACGAATTATGCACCGACACGATGGGGCTGACGCTGGACGAGGGCGAACTGGATGCGATTGACGCTGTGCGGTCTGCCGTAGACGAGCAGCGGGCGAAACTGGTGAAGGCGGTGACGAAGTGAACAATAATACCGATTGGATAACAGTAGTTTCGAGAGACGAGTATAGGCGGTTTGTATGTAATCGATGCGATGGGAACGAACGATTTGAGTTGCCTATGTCGATGGACGAATGGATAAAGGCGAGTAAGCTATTCATTCAGGCACACAAGGATTGCAAGCCGAAAGTATCACCCGTGAAAGAGTCGGTGGTGGAATGACCACTAAGGCGATAGTTATCGAGGGTCTCCGCATCACCAACCGCGTCCACGCCATCCTGACCGATGCGGGCAACGGGTCAACACCGTTCGTTCACACGGCGGAAAAGCTGTTCGATGCGGGGTATATCGACATTTACTACTGGAGTGAAACGCATAAGATGGTGAAGTACAAGATATGTCCAGCGGGCGAGAGTATCGTGCGGGAGTTGCGGGGGACGTATGCCTAGAAGTTTTATCGGAGCAAAGAAAGATACGTCTCAGCCCGATATTGAAAAGGCGTTCCTCGCGGCAGGGTGGTGTATCTGTGACACGCACGCGCTGGGCAAGAATGCGCCTGACTTGTTCGCGGCAAAGGCGGGCGTGACGGTGGCGATTGAGTGTAAGACCGGCAACAACAAGCGCAAGGATCACCAAGTTGAATGGGGCGAACGTTGGGCGGGTAATTACCTGTGGGGAAGTGATGCTGTAGATTTATTGTTGAAAGCTGAGTTACTTCTGTCAAAGGAAGTACCCTTTTGAAAGGTGACACAATGACCAAAGACGAAATTCTACAGATGCCAGCGGGTCGGGAGTTGGATGCGCTGGTGGCGGAGAAAGTGTTCGGGTGGGTTCCCAAGAGCGTTAAAGGAAAGGTCTATGGCAACCTCTGGATAGACCTTGATGAGAAAATTCGCCTGATACCGTCGCCTTACAGCACGGATATTTCGATAGCATTTAACGTTGTGTTTCAGATGCGCCGCAGTGGTTTTGTGTCGCAATGTAGTGACCTGACAATGGATAGTAACGGTGAATGGTGGCACTGGAAATTTTATGATTATATGAGTAAACAAGACAAGAAATATGATGCTTACGGAACCATCCCCGTTGCCATCTGCCGCGCCGCCCTGCTTGCCGTTGCGGAGGTTGCGACATAGTCCTAAAAGCATGTATACTTACCCCGTCCCTTTCGTTCGCTCCCGCCGACTGCAATCCAACCGGGTACAATCCGCGAGTGTCGGCGGGGGCAATAGGAATTATCAGGAGATACCATGCGTAATATATTCGTCAAGCGTAAGAGCGGTTATTCAGATTGGAAGTTGTGGTGAATCAACTTGCGTTATCGGCGGCTATGGTGGCCTCCCGCTGGTGACGTTGACGATCTTAAACGGGATTTGACTTGGTTGGATTTACCTTATTGTTGTTTTCAAACATGGCGAAGCGTTATCCCTGCCCTGTGCCGTAAAGAGAAAATACCAGCGATGGTTGTGCTAATGGGTGCGCCATTGACCCACTCAGCGTTTATATGGGCGGCGAAAGTCGCTAAAGAAATGGGCTATGGAACGCCCAACAAAACTTAGGAGAAACCATCATGGATACACCGAAACCACCCACCCCCATTCTGACCCCACTACTCGCCCTGCTTTCCAGTCGTAAGTTCCTTCTTGCTCTAGCCGCCTTCATTGGCGCAGCCGTAGCCCGTTACAACGGGGCAATTGACACCGAGACGTTTATCAATGCGACGGTGGCGCTTGTGTCGGTTCTCTCCGGATTGATTACGGTTGAGGATGTGGCAAAGAAACAGGCCGAGGCGAAAATCATGGCCGCAACGGTTTCGGCTGAAGTACAGGCCCACGCACACGAGATGGAAACCGCCTAATCGGGCAACGGCAGGGGGCGAAGGCAAAACTATACTGTGGATGATTGGCGGGGTTATTCGTTATGATAGATTGGTCGGCACTCTCAAGACTTGTACCAGAGTTAGCCATTGTGATGGTATTTATCTGGTTCATTCTCGAACGGGATAAGCGGCAGGGCGTGGCAGAGGAAAAGCGGGATGAGAAATGGCACTCCTTCCTAACCCAGCAACGGGAAGCTAATAACTCAGCCCTCGGACGCCTTGCCGAAGAAATAAAAGCCAACAACGCACAAATGGCGGCGATGACAGGCGTCATCATAGCGCACGATAATCGAACGACTCAGGCCGTACATACGATACCTGTTAGCCCTAGCAATCCGGCTCAGTAGGTCGGGGAGAGGTAATATGGATATTGTAGTTCCCCTAATTATCACAGCCGCTTTTATCTTTGGTGTTGTGATTGGATATGGCGGCGGGTCGTGGGAAGTGCATCGCCTGAAAGCGCAGGTCAAGAAGTTGGAAAAGTTGGTAACGGACAAATGAACGCCTATAAAATCCCATTTATGGGCGGTGGTTGCTCTGCCGTATCAACTTATTGGGAATACACCGATGGCCGCATCCACCGCCGTAGCCCACATCCTATTCGTGTGCGATTCGAGAATGAGGGGCGCGAGGCAGTCTTGACCATATCCGAAGTTGACGAGATCGAATCAAGGTATCTCGGTTTCTGCATTGAAATTAACCAATGGATCACTATTGAGCGCGGCCTATATGTTCGACTTCGCAAGCGCCTTGAATTGGCAGATTATGATAACGCTAGGATTAGTTCATTTTCACCGGATGGCCCGAAGCGCATCTGGCGCACCCATATTACTAATACCGCCAAGCGTCATCCGCGATGTGAATAATTTATGAACTTCTCTATGTCCGACTACCTTGCGCCGTTCATTGACCGAATCAAGTCCCGCAATAGTTTCTGGCAATCCTTCGCCATAGGCGGCCTCATCGCCTGCGCCCTCGTATCGCCCGTCATATTCTTCACCGCTGGTTACCTGTCCATCCCCACAGACCGAATCTTCATGCAATCCGAAATCATCCGCTTGCACGGTGACCTGAACCAGAGCGAGACGGCACAGGCAGAGCTATTGGCAACCGTTGACGCAGTAGACCGCGATGCCTACTGGACGGGTTTCTACAACCACTGCGTGTACGACAAGGGCGTTATGTTTGAGGAGTCCTGCTGGGAAGCGACAGAGAAGGAGATGGGGCGGTGAAAACTCAATTCGGGTATTTTGATTACGCAGGTCAGGAACAACCAACATACGACCCTGGCTTAGATGTTGAGTGCCTTGTTTGTGGCGAGATATTATCCAGTCCTATGGTAACCCCGTCCTTAATGCTAGAGGGAGATAATCGCAGTTATTTTTATCGCCTTCACAAACACTGCTCGGATGGACTGAGCCCCGAACAAGAGAGCGAAGTAGATGGGCTGTTATTGGACACCATTATCAAAGCAAGGAATAATTTGAATTGACCCCGCCCCGTATGCTCGCCCTCGGAACGCTTCTCGCCCTGCTCGTCTGGTACGCCAGTGCCCCGATACGGCGGGCGGTGGAGGGGTTTAGGAACGGGTGGCAGGGGAAGGGTAGGCTATGATGGATATATTATTTTCTGACTACAGGTGGTATCGTAAGATAAAGGGTGGTACATGGTTTCATATAGCCGCGCTACCCTATGGCCCCGGCCCGTTTGTGTGTTGGGTGCGGGAACTACCCAATCACACGCACAACCTGTACGAAACAGAGTCGTATCCGTAAACAAAAAGACGCCGGTGAGGGCGTCTTTTATTATTAAGTGTGACGGTGTGGTGAATAGTATGTATGATAAAACTACGGCGTTACAACTGGCTGAGACGGTGGGCGATACGGAATAATTCCCGATGGCGGTTCAGGTGACTCAAGTCTGAACTTATAATTCAGGGTTGGATTTCTCGCCAGATAATCGTCAAACGTCATTTTACATTGTTCGCAATACTGGCGGGCGGGCAGCCCATCTGTATAAAACATTGATGTATCATCCTCGGAAAACCCTAAACTTATAACGCGTCCGCACAGACCTATAAGCATACTGGACTCATAACCGTCTGGCGTAGTTACCTTATTGACTGCGCCGATGTGCCATAAGTAAACAGGATGGGCGCTATCGCCTGATACTGGTTTAGGATGCTGTGAGGTATATCGGTGCAATTCTGGGTTTAGTGGGCCGTGTTTCATCGTTTGTCTCCTATCGTCTAATGATAATGTTTCGCTCATCGTGTCCGGCCTGGGTAGGGCGCGGTTAGTATTCCTCTGCCCACATCCCGCACATGTCACACTTGCACTTAGAGTATGGGTGGATATTATCTGTCGCACAAACACATTGCCAATGAGTACCGTATTTCTTATGCGCGGGGAAGGCCGGGTTGACCAGCCGCCCGTGTTCCGCTTCCGCCTGCCGCGCCAGAGCGGAGGCGATTATTTCATTCTGCGCTTCGTCTAACTCGGATTCGAGGCGGCACATGGTGGCACAGGCGATACGCAAGGCGAGGCGCTTATGTTTACGGAGACTCTTGATATGCTCAGACATACGGAATACGATATAAAACTTACTTGCGTTTCGCAGTTCATTTAGTGCCTGTGCCATTCGGTGGCGATAAGCCGGGTGTTGGATGGTGGTGTTCGTATGCGCCTTCGCCTCGTAGGTGATGCGTTCGCCGGTGTGGGGCTGGGTGTAGTGCGTGAGCATGGTTTATTTATCTCCCATTCTTTGTTTGAGTACGTCGTATTCGTGGAGTACCGCCATTGCCTGCTCTGGCGTAATCGATTCGGTCATCACATCGGCCATTGCCTTGATAACGTCACGGTGGGCCTGAGTCGGCTGGTAGAGAGCGGTCTTACGTGGTTGACTTGCTTCATAGATCGTCAACTTTCGGCGTTTCACTTCTGATCGAAATCCATTTCTCCCCATCCGGTCAGCCGCTTTACTGAGGGCGGCATAGGCGGATAATTGGGCGGTGGTGTTCGTTCGCATGGTTAGGCGGTTCCTTTCGCGTCTAATACATCTAAGATATCCAGTATTACCGATAATTTACCCGCATCACTCATCTTCTTATCTTCGGCAAGACGTCGTATTTTAGAGATCGCCTTCACCAAGTCCTCGTGTGCGTTGCAGGCCGTGACAAAAAAATCAGCAAGGTCTTGGCTATCCTTATCCTCTGCCGGGCCAGTCAGCGCAACCAGCCCCATGTCGTCGGCATAACACACGCACGAGTGATTATTGATTGCCTTGAATGGGGCAGATGGGGTGTATTGCCCTACGGTTACCTTGCGGGTAAGCCATGCGGGTTTCGGGGTGGGCGCTACTTGCGACTCATTAAACATCGGGTTGTGTGCGTCGGACATATCAAGGGCGAATCCGTCCTCGATGTATTCGCAATCGCATTCCTGGCGCATCCGGCTTCCACCATCGCCCGCAACATCTTCCCAGTAAAAACCTTCACCGTGGCAGGTAGTGCAATAGGGATTGGGCAGGTGTTCGATTTCATCGTCGCTCGGTGCGGGGCGGGAGTAATTTTCGTCAAGGATAATCCGGTCTGTGATGATTGAGGGGTCGCGGTGTTTCATGGTGTTATCGTGTCCTTTCGTTCGGGGGCGGGTGGGTCTAAATCCACCGTTGTCCTGAGTTCCAAAGTTTTGCCGCTTCCTGTGCTTCAAGTAGAACGGCATTTGAGTAATAATCGGGATTCAATCCTGAAAATAGTTTGAAAGATACACCTTTCACATCCCATGTCCACATCGTGTTGTATTTTGCGAATATTGAACGTTTACCTTCGGGTGCTACTTCCCATACGTAAGGGGCGATTTCCTGCTTGCCACTACCTTTGCTGCGCTTGGATTTGGTCTTCTTGCCCATAGTGGTGTTGGGCAGGAATTGACCTCCGTCGTAGTGTTGGCCGTTCATTCCGGTTTCGCCGCCGACTTTGGCGCGTGTGTTCTTGGTGTTGGTTTCGTTTGCGTTCATGAGTACATAGTAAAACAAAACACCCCATCCGAATCGTACAGAAGCGTTGCAGAGCGGGGGACTTTTATTGCGCTGTGCAATATTGACGTTTATCTATTTGACCGCTTGCCCCACCACGAAAACGGGCGTAAAATCAATACATGGACGTTATCATTATCATGTTCCTAATTTTCGCAGGTCTGACCCTGTGGGGCATCTACGAGATTCGGGAGAGCCGCCGCCATGCGAAGTAATCACGATTGGCGCATCTTCACCACGGGCGTGAGCGGCATGGCGGGCTGTAGTACGCTGGCGCTACTATCCCTCTTTGGCGTCGACATCCTGACATGCTTGTACTGGAGTGCCCTGACCGCCGCGCTGTTCGCCTTTGCGACCATGGCCTATGTTGCACGTCCTGTCAGCCATCCCACGCTCGTAGCCGCCCCGGTGGAGCAGGTGGCAAGCCCTAATCCCGCCGTCCCCTACTCGGACGAATGGCGCACCCACTGGCACAAGTTCTTCACCTACTCCCGCGACTGTGGCGGTATTCAGTTCGAGCGGGTCAAGGCGTTCTTTGGCGAACATACCCGACGTCAAGAGGCGCTGATTGCTTGGCGTGAACTTCTCACCCCGTTCATTCGCGCCAGTATCATTGCGCCCATCACGGCAGGCAAGCCGACTGACTTTGTGGCGGGCTACTCGCTGGAGTGGGTGATTGGCCGATTGGACAGCGCCCGCCTGCCCGTCTCGTTTCACAAATATATTCCGGCCTACCCACCCCCTGCCCCGTTCGTGACCCCTGCCACGGGAACGATTACCGTTGCGGAAACGGTCGATAACGCAAGGGAAACAGTGATAAGGGATGGGAACAGTGGTACGGTATCGTATGCGAGGGATGTATGAACGATATGGATTACAAATGGCCTGAGTGTCCCGTTTGCCACGAGGACGAATTGGGCAGCGTCGTTATGCTGAGGTGGCATGGTTGCAATGGTGGTAGACCATCCATAGAGGATTGCAAGCGCGGGGAGTTTTACTGCTATATGTGCGGGTTTCAAGGATTAGTTAAATTCGAAACCGTTGTTACTGAAACGTTAGTTGCAACCAGATAACCATGCCCCTCTACCTCCTCATCCCGCTCACCATCGTATCCGCCGCCCTCGTTCTTATCGCCGACTCGCTCACCGAGGCGCGGGCGGGTGAAGGGCGGTTGCACTAACGACATGGCTAAGACAACGATTGACCTTGTATGTAAACCGAGAGTTTATAACCTTATTTTCGGTCAACTCATTATTGTTACTGGACTATTCGCTAATGGGAATAAGTTTAGAATTGTAAAATGGGTGTGGTATGAGTAAGTCTGCTAACACAAAGGTAACAGAAAAACGAAAGCCCCCGCCTACCGCATGGAAAAAGGGTCAGAGTGGAAACCCGAAAGGCGCACCCCGACGCGGTATGTCATGGGCTGAGTTGATTAAGGATGTCGGTGAGTTGACCCCGCCCGAAGCAGCCGCGAAGTCGTTAGAGTTATCAAAACAGTTCCTAAAAATCGGTGATGGCGTTACGCTCAAAGAAGCCGTTGTCTTGCGTGTGTATGGCGCGTTGCTATTTGACCCCAACCCCGGCCTGCTGAATGCCTTCATGGATAGAGTTGAGGGCAAGGTCAAGCAGGCGGTAGAGATGACATGGCAAGAGGAAGCAAAGAAAGATGGCGTTGACCCCGATAAACTCAAAGCCGACCTGGTCGAACAATTCGCCGCCCACATGGTTGGACAAGGCGATGGCGGAGGCGTATCAGGAAGCGAAACAGAAGCACCAGAGCGGCGCGGCGGGGACGGGGAGTAGGCTTCCGTTACCAACGACTCACATTGGTCAGGATGCGGTTATAAACTCCACCGCACGTTTTAGTGTTTTGAATTGCGGTAGGCGGTGGCGAAAATCGTCAACGTCCCTTATCAAGTTAGTCCGTGCGGCAGAGGATACACCGAATGGATTGTACTGGTGGGTATGGCCTACCGGCAAGGTGGGGCAGGTTGGGTGGCAGATGTTGCTATCGGCCTGTTCGGGGCAATGGGAAATCAGCGAAAGCCGCCGCCGTGTTACCGCTCCTAACGGCGCTGAGATATGGGTTAAGTCGGCAGACCACGAGGACGGTCTACGTGGTGCGGGTCTTAACGGACTTGTCATCGATGAGTGCCGTGATATTGACGGCAGAGCATGGCGGGAAGTATTGCGGCCTGCCATTGCTGACAAAAAGGGATGGGTCGTATTCGCATCGACACCGCGCGGGTTCGATTGGTTCTTTGAACTTTACCAACAGGCCGAGGATAAGCCGGGATGGGAACGGTGGACACAGACCACATTCGATAATCCAGAAATTGATCCATCCGAAATTGAGGACATGCGCCTTGATATGCCTGACCGCCACTTCCGTCAGGAAATCATGGCCGAGTTTCTGGATGATGCGGGCGGCGTGTTCATTGGCGTAGCATCACTGGCAACCATCCTTGAGCCCGATAATGTCCTCAGTCACCAGAACCATCATGTGGTGGTTGGGATTGATTGGGCAAAGCATTCCGACTTCACCGTATTGACGGCTTATTGTTCGGATTGCAGGCGGGTGGTGGATTGGGGGCGTTTTAACCAGATTGATTACTTCTTTCAGCGCGACCGATTGCGCGAGCTATGCCGTAAGTGGCGCAGCACTACCACGTTACCAGAGCGCAATAGCATCGGTGAGCCAAATATCGAAATGCTGATGCGTGATGGTGTCCCTGTCATGGCTGGGCCGGATGAGAAACCGGGGTTCAACACTTCGGCCATCACCAAGCCGTTGTTGATAGAGACACTCAGGCTGGCCGTGGAGCGAAAACAAATCGCTATTCCCAAAGAGTATCTGGGTGAGATGCAGGCTTACGAGATGACCCGTTCCAAAGAAACGGGAAAGCCGCGTTATAATGCGCCTGAGGGAATGCATGATGACCGCGTGATTTCACTGGCACTCGCAATCTGGGCGGCACAGAACAGCGGCAGGTTCCCGGACAGTCAGCCGCTCCATAATAGCCGGTGGACAAAGGAAGTTAGCAACACCGTAAACACCGACAGCGGCGGTTCGGATAGTGGTGGAAGCAAATTCAAGAGATACTAAATGCAGAAACAGATTGAAGTCATCTATTTACTGATTGGCATTATCATCGGCGCACTTATTGGGGTGGGGCAGCGCGTCCCCCATCGAAACTAATGGCATCCTCCACAACTCCTATTGGTGTATCCGGTCTGCCCGTCTTTGCGGGACGCATCTTTGCCGACTTCCTGCCTGAGATGCGCGGTCTGCAAGCCTATAAACGCTTTGATGAAATGCGGCGCAACTCCTCCACGATTGGCGCGGCGCTTCTGGGGCTTGAGATTGCGGTGCGTGGTGCGACCGAGTGGCGTTATGAGAGTGATGAGGGAGAGAACGATCCCCGGCTCGAACTCCTGCAACGGTCAGACGACAACATGCGGATTAGCCGGAATGACCATATCAGCGAAGCCCTGACAATGCTGTGGGCGGGTTATGCGCCGTGTTCCATAACGTATGAACGAGTCGATGGGGAAATCCTATGGAAGAAAATATATCTACTGGCACAGGATACTATCTGGCGCTGGTACTTTGATGAGGATGGCGGGTTGGAGGGGCTTGAGCAGATGGCTCCCCCGCTGTACAAGACAGAGTACATCCCGATTGAACG